CGATACTATGGTTAATACTTTGATTGCGGCGAACGCCGGGAAACTAGTTAGCAGTGAAAACGTACAAGCAAATGGTGATTTTGATGGCTTTATTAGTCCCGATAAATTATCATCAGTTATGCCATCAACTGCATTTACTGGAAAAGATGGTGTTAACACATTAGAACAATTTACAAATTCTACAGGAGCACAGGCAAAATCTTCAGTACAAGTATTACAGAAAGGACAAAAAGCATTACAAGAAATAAAAGCCATATCAGGTAAAGAAAACTCAGGCGGTATCGGGGCACTTGTACAGGGTACAGCAACAACATTAGCAGATAAAGGAAATGTAGCAGAAAATGCACAAGATGTAGGGAGCATAATTACCAGTTATAAAAGTCAAGGAAGTGATCTAAGTGTTTCAGGAGCCAAAGCCGAAGTACTATCAAAAATGAAAAGCGGTTCATCAGCAATGATAGCATCTGCTTTGTCAGGTGCCGGTGGTGGCATTGTATCAGCATTAGATACACTTAGTAACAGCGGTCTTGATTTACCAGGTGTCGGTGCCGATCTAAATATAGGAGCGGCGGCATCATCATTTAAATCTATCGTTAATTCATTCCCTGTTTTACCTGCTGACGTTCCTGTTGATTTAGTAGCAACTGCAGGCGCAGCCGCAGCCGGCGTCGCCGGAGCAAGTGCTGGTATGACGGGATTAGATTTAGCACTTGCAGACTCAATTGATTCAGACCTTGCAACGGCGTTGGGCGATGGAACGGCCCCATTCATTACACAAGGAGTTGTGCCTGATGCAGAATTAGGAACTAGACCTAGAGTAACTGACGGAATTACAGGCGTGTTAACGACTCAAGCAGGAGCAGTTGCCGCAATTGCCGCATCTGGTGACGATGCGGCTAAAGCCGCAATTAGCGAATCTATAAATGCCTTGAATGCTTCTGGAGTCAGTGCAGAAACTTTAGCAGTTCAAGGAACATTAGGAGCCGCGGCAAGGCAAGTACAACAAGGACAATCATCAAAAATTGCAGGAACTATCGCATCCGGTGTAAGTCAATTACCTGGTGGACAAAAACTAGCAGGCGCAGTTGTAAACAATGCTGTCGGTGCAGTTAATCCAATTGCAGACGGCATAGAAGATGTTACTGAAGGTCTAAAGGGAGTAGGGGCCTTGGCATTCAGCGGCAGCGATGTCGGCGCCGCTGTATGGGGTAATCAAAACTGGACTGGTTTAGGAGATGTCAAAGATACTTTTAGTTCTATGACAAAACAATTGACAGGTGCTATAGAGGGACCGCTTTCAAATGCGTTAAGTCCTGGAGCATCAGCCGCACTGCAATCTGCGTTGTCATCTTTGACTGCAGGTGGAGGGTCTACTATTAAACTACCTGTTGTTGCAGTCAATACATATGATCGATCTTCTATTACATCCTTAATAGATAGTGTGTTAGATCCAATTGTACCTAGACCTAACTTATTAGGAGAAATACCTCAAGGTACACTCACTGCGGCTAGCAATCTACTAGCAGTAAGAAAAGAACTGTCAAAAGATATACAAACATTAAGTGTTTTATCTAAAGGAATTGCTAAGAAACAAGCAAAACTATTTGAAGTACAAACAACGTTCCCTGCAGGGTCACCTGAAATTACAGCGGCTCAAGCGGCATACGAAGCGGCCGCAACATCATCTACATATACAAACTTGGTAACAAAAATCGAAGCCGCAGAAGCACTATTTGCTAGTATTGATGTAGACAATTCTGTTGCCCCAGCAACAAATCCATTCAGTGCTATAGAAAATAGTCTTAAGGCTTGGTCTAATGCTCAACTTGGAGGTGGGTATGCTACTGATCAGGATGGTGACGGTATATTAACACCCGGCGCCGAGGCTGCAGGCCCGGACAACGAAGATTATTTTAATGCCGCAATACTTGAAGGCATTCAGGGCTTGAACCCTAATGATTATGATGATACAACATACTCAAACATATTAGCAACTATTGCAAAAACATTTGTACCGAAGAAAAAGACACAATTTAAAACTGAACCCTTTACTACTGATTATACGCCTGTTATAACAGGATATCCTGCACCAGAAAATACAGTTGAAAGTGTCGAAGGCGAAGATATCGGAGATGGTCCACTAACATCAGATAACTCAGATGCTGATAATGTAGATGCAGGTGGTTCAGAAGGCGGAAGTGCAGGCTATACTGGTACAACAGGCGGCGGCGGCGGAGTTATTACAATCAATGAGAACTATGTTACTGGTTATCTAGGCGGTGCCTCACTTAAGTGGATTTATAATGGTAGTAAATGGGTACTAAAATAATAGGGTATAAATAGTATTATGGCAACTTACATAGGTTTTTCAACAATAAACGCAGACAAGGCACGAACAGTTAACCCTGTCCCGGCTATTGACGGGGAAGCCAACGGCATAACTAATCCTATAGTCTTTGGTAAAAAGTTCAGATTAACTGATGAACAACTTGTTATACAAGATTTAGTTAACGCACTTAATATTAGACGAGGAGAAAAAGTAGGTAAACCGAGTTATGGTACTACTTTATGGGATTTTGTTTTTGATCCTAACACAAGTGATGTTCAAACAGCCATACAAAATGAAGTTAGACGAGTTGCCGGATTAGATCCGCGTCTTACTATCAATACAATACTAGTCTCTCCTAGAGATAATGGCATTTTAATAGAAGTACAACTCTCTATTTCTCCGTATAATAATGCTGGAGACCTAGCATTATTCTTTGATTCTGAAACAAATACTGCCTCAGTAGTATAAAAAAAGTCGGTTTTTCCATAAAGATAAATACTTGAAACAGGGAAAAACTATGGCTACAAGTTCAAGGCAATCAGGACTCTTTGGAGTAAATGATTGGAAAGCAATCTACGAAACCTTTCGTGAGGCAGACTTTCGATCATATGATTATGAAACTCTAAGAAAAAGTTTTATCGACTATATTAGACTTTATTATCCTGAAACCTACAATGATTATATCGAAAGTTCGGAGTTCATTGCTCTACTTGATGTCATGGCTTTTATGGGTCAAGGTCTTGCCTTTAGAAACGATTTAAACACACGTGAAAATTTCATCGACACGGCCGAACGCAGAGACTCTGTAGTAAAATTAGCAGACTTAGTTGGATACACACCTAAAAGAAACTCATGTGCATCTGGTTATCTAAAAGTATCTTCTATCAGAACAACTGAAAATGTTAGAGATGCAAATGGTGTCAATTTAAGTAATACTCCAATAAGTTGGAATGATCCGTCTAACACTAATTGGTTAGATCAAATGAACACGATATTCAATGCGGCTATGGTAGATTCGCAAAGAATAGGACGTCCAGGAAACAGTTCTGATATTTTAGGTGTTAGAACAAGTGAATATGGAATAAGATTGCCAGAAGGAACAATGCCTATTGTACCTTTTACTTCACAAGTAGACGGTAAGGGTATGAATTTTGAATTGGTAAGTGCAACGTCATTAGATGAAAATTATGTCTATGAACTTCCACCTAAACCTACTAATAAAATTAATATGTTATATAGAAATGACAGATTAGGTTTTGGTAGTCCTAATACAGGATTTATGTTTTTCTTTAAACAAGGATCATTGACTCCTTTTAATTTTAATTTCCAGCAACAAATTTCAAACCAAACAATTAATGTTGATGTTGCAGGTGTCAATGAAACTGATACATGGTTGTATCAATTAAACGCGGATAACACATTAGGTTCATGGACACAAGTAGAAAATGTTTATGCTGATGCTTACTTACAAACTGAGTCAAGTAACAAGAAAATATTTTCTGTAAACTCACGTGTAAACGATCAAGTCACATATGTATTTGGTGATGGTGTGTTTTCAGAAATGCCCGTAGGTAATTTTAGAGCATATGTAAGATCAAGTAACGCACTAACATATACTATTGACCCTTCAGAAATGAACGGCGTAAGTGTTTCTATTAACTATGTTGATCGAACAGGCAGTACTCAGACTCTATCTATAAATTTTCAATTGCCTGTTGCAGTAACAAATGCACAAGCAAGAGAACCATTAGCACAAATTAAACAAAGAGCACCGACAAGATATTACACACAAAATCGAATGGTTAATGGTGAAGATTATACAAACTTCCCATACACTTTATATAACTCTATTATTAAGTCAAAAGCAATTAATAGAAGTTCAGTTGGTGTATCTAAAAACTTAGACTTGCTTGATCCAACAGGAAAGTATTCAAGCACAAATTCGTTTGGAGATGACGGAGCACTATACCAAGATAACGTAGATGGATTTTTAACGTTACAAGTAAATAATACATCAGATATTATTCAATTTTTTACAGATGATTTAGCATCTGTACTTGCATTAAATCGTGCTAATCAATATTACATTCAAAATTATACTCGTTATGCTTATCCAGGTACAGGTGGAGGAAATACTTTATATTGGAAAACAAGTTCAGTTGATGCATCAAGTGAAACAGGATATTTTTACTCACTTGACGGAACAATAGAACGACCTCAACCTATAGGAACATTTACAACGACCAATGCAAAATATGCAACTAAAGGTGCGTTATTAAAATTTAATGCACCTACAGGGTATTATTTCGATGCAGACAATCGTTTAGTTGCAGGTGTACCTACAGGTGGAGAAAAGAATTATATATGGTCAACAGTATTAAATGTTGTGGGTGATGGTAATAATAACGGAGAAGGAACATTTGCAAACGGTCAAGGACCAGTAACAGTAAATGGATATGTACCCGATGGCGTAATACTTACAGAACTTATTCCTGTATTCGATAACTCTTTGTCTTCTGAGATTATACAAGAAGCAATTCTTAAAATTGAATTACAACAAGACTTTACTTTAATTTTTAATAATTCATTATTAGTTAACCAAGAACGTTGGTCAATTGGTTCTGCATCAAATGCAAATTATTTTGTTAAGTTTACAAGTTTAGGAAACAATCGTTATACAGTATCTTACCGATCACTTACATATTATTTTGGTAGTGTTGCAGATACAAGATTTACTTATAGCAAAGATGAATTAGTATATGATCCGTTTACAGGTAAAATTATACAAGACTTTATTAATGTATTAGGTATTAATACAGTGTTTAATACAGCAACCGCACTAGGCGCAGACACTAAAGTTAATATATTAGGACAAACTGTCGAAAGTGATGGATACGTCAATGACTTCCAAGTTGAAGTTGCCGCAACTGATGTCAACAATGGTCAATTAATATTAGACCCTGACTTCTTTAATGATATTACTGGGTATGTAAATAACGGAGCCAATACAGGCGTTTATGTTTTCTTTAGAACAATAACAGATCCAGTTAATTTAACCAGACAATTAATCGTACCAAGTACAGATGTTGTTTATACTTATGGAACTAAAAATCAAATTGAAATTGTTAAATATGAATTCCCTGTAGGACAATTATTTTATGCCTTTAATGAAAACAAATTTTATAAGTCGGTACAAGATCCTACAATAACAACGCCTAATTATATTATGACTGAACAATTAGATTATTCTATTAAATCAGGCAGACAAGGATTAGACTATCAATATAGACATAATGCTAATAACACTACACGTATTGATCCGGCGACAACAAATATTATTGATCTTTATGTAGTAACACAATCATACTATACTGCATACAGCAACTATATTAAAGACACAACGGACACAGTTAAAGAACCTGAACAACCAACATTAAATGAATTGAATACTGAATATCCTTTAGTACAAAATTATAAAATGCTATCAGACTCAGTTATATTAAATAGTGTCACGTTTAAGCCATTGTTTGGCCCTAAAGCAGATCAATCATTAAGAGCAACTATTAAAGTGGTGAAATCACAGTCAACAAATGCATCTAATAGTGAAATAAGAAGTTCTGTATTAGCAACAATGGATAACTATTTTGATATCAACAATTGGAACTTTGGCGATACTTTTTTCTTTTCAGAATTAAGTGCGTATCTACATGAACAAATAGGAGAATTAGTGAGTTCAGTTATACTTGTTTCAGATGATCCAGAAAAATTATTTGGTGATTTATATGAAATTAAATGTAGACCGTATGAAATATTTGTAAATGCGGCTACTACAGAAGATATAGTAATTGTTCCAGCATTAACTCCTGCGACAATGCAGTCTTAAGGTTGTAAATAAAATATGGCACAAAAGATCAGGACATTAGAGTTTTTACCAGAGATATTTAAAACCTCTACCAATGCACAGTTTTTAGGTGCAACATTAGATCAGTTAGTCAATGAACCCAAAACAGAAACGTTGCAAGGTTATGTCGGAAGTAAGTTTGGTTATGGTGTTAACGCAAAAGATTACTATGTAACTGAACCAAACAAAACAAGAACAGATTATCAACTTGCACCCGGTACTGCATTCTTAAATGAAAACCAATCTACTGCTAAAGACTTTTTAACTTATCCAGAACTTATTGATGCATTACAACTTAAAGGTGGAGTAACATTAGATAATTCTCGTTTGTTTAATAGTCAATTTTATTCATGGGACTCTTTTACAGACTTAGATAAATTAATTAACTTTAATCAGTACTACTGGATACCAGACGGTCCCCCAGCAGTTACAGTTGCTAGTGCAACAGTATTTTCAGAGTCTGATTATATTGTAACAGACACAGCAAATGCATATAGTATTAGAGCATTAGGTACTGCATCAGGTTCTCTTAATCCTACTCTTACTTTATTACGTGGCGGGTCATATAGATTTGCAATCAACCAAGAAACTCAATTTTGGATACAAGGTGTACCTGGTGTTACGGGCATGGACGGTGCACAAAACACAAGAGAAATTTTAGGTGTTAACAATAATGGTGCGACTTCAGGTTATGTAACATTTACTGTTCCTAGTAGAGAAGCACAAAATGACTTTTTGTTCCCCGGAGAAAACACAGTAGGTGTTGTTAGTACAAAACTATTTTCAGAAATTAACGGCTTAACAGTTAGTCAAGTAGGAAACATTGATGGTGTAACGTCATTAGAAGGTCTTACTGTTATGTTCTATCAAACAGAAGAACCTAACGAAGTAGGATTTGTTCAATCATTCTTTGATGAGAGTGGAGCAAACTATGATGTCAATCTAACATCACCAGAGATTGTTGCTCCTGTAACATTAGCAATTGATGAAACTACAACATCACAACTTAAATTATCATCTGGAACAACAGATGATTTAGTTGCTAATCAGACTGTTACCTTTACAGCAGTACCTGCAAATGATCCGTTAATTGGTGGATTAGATGTAGATACGATTTATTATGTAAAAGATATTATCGATTCAACATCCTTTACTATTTCATTAACACTAAACGGTCCAACATTAACCTTAGTTGCTGAAACAGGTTCAATGGTAGCAAACATTAATGAAGGTTTGTGGGAAGAAGGTTTTTACACAAATGTTAATGAAAATTTTTATACAATCACATACGTAGGAGATTCATCAGATCCTACAATTCGTTTGATTCCGGCTGGAGTTATTCCAACTGAAGAAAAAATTACTGCTCAATTTGGTACAGAATTTATTGGCTTAGATTTTTATAGATCACTAAGTGGTGAAATTACAAAGATACCTTATCTTTCAGCATTGTTAGATACATTATATTACCAAGATGGCACAAACCCAAATAAAGTTGGTACAATTAAATTAATTGAAAGTAATTTAACAAACACATTAAACGTTGACGAAGATATTATAGGTCAAAAAACATTTACATCAACAAATGAAGTTGTATTTACAAACGGATTAAAAGTACAATTTGACGGAGACGTTGTACCGTCAAAATATTTGACAGGTGAATATTATGTTCAAGGTGTTGGCGAATCTATTAATTTGATTCCTACAACAGACCTAACAGTACCTGAGGATTTTACAGGAACAAATTATATTCCTTATGACTCGTTGCCATATTCGATTGGTAACTTTGATACAGAATTGTTTATTCCTGTCGACCAAGATTATATTACAATCGGTAGAAACTCTATTAACAGAAATGCATGGTCACGTTCTAATAGATGGTTTCACATTGATGTCATAAATGCAACTGCTGATTATAATGAAGATCCGTCGATTGTTACGACTTATGCAACAGGAGCAAACAAAGCAAAACGTCCGATTATTGAGTTTTATCCAAACTTAAAACTATTTGATGCTGGTACAAATGCCAAAGCACCAGTAGACTTTATTGATACAAGAACAACAAATGCATTTGATCAAGTTGCAAACAAACAACAATATTATCCTGACATCGAAACATATACAAGTTACACTGCGACAATTGCAGGGGTTACAGGAACCAGCACAACGATTACTATTCCTACAGCAGATATCTTTACATCATTTGATGTTAATATGTATGTAACAGACTCTAACTTTGCATTACCAAACAACACGCAAATTACCAATATTGAAGAAGTTGGTACTAATACTGTTTTAACAGTTGAGTTTGCTAACTCAACAGTAGTTGGTCAAACAAACGTATCAATTGTAGGTAGTGACACAACAGTAAACAATTATGAATTATTCTCTGGTGCAAGAATTGTTTTTACAGCAGACACTAATTTAGAAGTTAGAAATAAAATTTATGTTGTTGGTTTCTCAACGATTACATTTGGATCTACACCAGTTATAACTTTGACTGAAGCAGAAGATTCTCTTTGTTTAGTTGACGATCAAACAGTAGCACTCAGAGGATATAATTATCAAGGTTCTACTTTTTGGTTTGATGGAACAGCATGGGAAGAAGCACAACAAAAACTTACAGTCAACCAAGCACCGCAATTTGATATCTTTGACAAAGACGGAGTATCATTTGGAGATGCTTCAGTCTATCAAGGCACATCATTTTTAGGTAATAAACTATTTGCTTACGGTAGAGGTACAGGAGTCAACGATGCTATACTTGGCTTCCCATTACGTTACTCGGCAGTAGACAATGTGGGAGATATTAGTTTTGATTGCTCTCTTAATGTTGACTCTTTTTCATATGTTACTGGATCAACGCCAGTAACTGAAAAAGTCAATACAGGTTACGTGTATAATTATACTACACGGACTGACAAAACACGTGAGTTGGGCTGGCAAACAGCACTTGCCCCCTCAGTTCAGTATCAAATATTTGAATTAGAATATAGTAAAGGGTCCGAAGCCTCGTTCACGTGTGATGTTGCTGTGATTCCTGAGTCTGATGACTCATGGCCACGCATACAAGTGTATGTAAACAATGTGTATCAATTAGAGTCTACATACACAGTTACTGAAACAGACACGACAACAAAAATTAAATTAAATACTGCACCAACAGTAGATACACCTGTACAAATTTTAGTACTCAGTAATCAAACATCTGATACTGCATATTATAGTATACCTATTAATTTAAGTAACAACCCTTTTAATACAGATTTAGAAATTGCAGACATTGGTGACATTAGATCACAATACCAAGACATCTTTATTAACAATCCAAACTCAGAAGGTACAATCTTTGGATCAAACAATTTAAGAGACTTAGGTAATTTAGTGCCGTACGGCACAAAGATTATTCAAAACTCTGCATCATTGGTATTGCCTAGTGTGTTCTTGCGTAAGTCTGAACATAATTTGTTTAATGCACTCCAATACAATTCTGATCAATATATTCAATACAAGCAACAACTTGTAAAAACTGTAAATGATATCGAATGGGAACGTAGATTTGAACCTAGTTATATTTTAGATACAGCATTAGAACAAATGGTATCAGCAAAGTCTGAACAAGATTCTTTCTTTTGGTCAGACATGTTACCATCACAAGCACCCTACAAAACAAATACATATACGTTTGCAAACGCATTGCAAGAGTCCATTTACCCTCTAGCCCAAACGTATGACTTTACTAAAGCAAATTATAAAGGTGTCTTAGTTTATCTCACAAGGACAACTTCAGGCGTTACTACGACATCTCAGTTGATTAGAGATGTAGATTATGTTGTATCAACAACTGCGCCTTCATTGACAGTAACAAAAGATTTACAAGCAGGTGATGTTGTTACTATTAAAGAATACAATCAAACATATGGTAACTTTGTACCTAACACTCCTAGTAAATTGGGCATGTATCCTAAATGGAAACCTGAAGTAGTATTAGATCCGAATTATCAAACACCAACATATATGTTGAGAGGACATGATGGGTCGTATACATCTTTGTATACTATTGATTATACTCCAGAAACAGGTCTTACTGATTTTAGAGATCAAGCATTATTAGAATTTGAAACTAGAATTTATAATAATATTAAATTAAGCACACTTGTTCCTATTGAACGTTATGAAGTGCTACCTGGATTCTTTAGAGAGTCAACATATTCGACTGAAGACTATTTAAAAATTTACAGTTCACAGTTTTTAAATTGGGCTGGACAAAATAGAATCGATTATAAAACACAAACAGGATATACCAAAAGCAATCAATTTAGTTGGAACTATTTTCAATCAGGAAATAAACTAACTAATACACCAATTGATCAAGGTTATTGGAGAGGTATCTATGAATATTTCTATGGAACATCTCAGCCAAACATAGCACCATGGGAAATGTTAGGATTTACTGAAATGCCTAGTTGGTGGACTAGTCGTTATGGACCTGCTCCGTACACAAGTGAAAACGGTATTATGTGGGGAGACATCGAAGCAGGTATTATTTATAATGCAGGTGGAACAACAAGTATTACTATTGATGAATTAAAACGACCAGGCTTAAGCAAAATTATTCCTGTAGATGAACATGGTGATCTTTTATCTCCGTTTGATGCACTAGTAGGTGCATATGATTCTAACACTCTACAACGTGATTGGAAAGTAGGAGATGACGCTCCGGCAGAATTCTCATACAGAAGAAGTTCATCTTATCCGTTCGACTTAATGCGAATATTTGCATTAACTAAGCCTTCACAGTTTTTTAACTTAGGAGCAGACTTAGACAACTACAAATTTAACACAGAATTTAATCAGTATCTAGTAAATGATCGAAGTCATTTAAACATTAGTGCAATTGATATTTATGGAAACGGTACCGCAAAAACAAGTTATATAAACTGGATTGTTGATTTTGAAAAACAACAAGGCGTGGATGCAACTGTAGATATTACAAGAGTATTAAACAACGTAGATGTTCGTTTAATTTATAGACTAGCAGGCTTTAGTGATAAGACATTATTAAAATTCTTTGTAGAAAAAGCAACGCCTAACTCTGATAATTCATCATTGTTGATACCAGATGAAAGTTATGCTGTATTGTTACACGACAATCAACCTAACGATCAAATTAAATTTTCAAGTGTTCTAATTCAAATTGTACCAAACGGTTGGAAAGTATTTGGTAATTCACAAGATCAAGCATACTTTACTACCGATACTCCTATTAGTAATGGAAACAAAAGTAAAGTCGAAGTAGACGAATATGTAGTTGAAATTGCAAACGACTATACCCAATCCAAAACAGATGAAAAAATTGTCCCTTACGGTACACAGTTCTATACATATCAAGCCCTTTCACAATTCTTAGCAAGTTATGGCGCTTGGTTACAACGTAAGGGTATGAAGTTTGATTTAATTGAAAACGGTGCAGAAATAAATTGGAACACAATGATACGAGAGTATCTCTATTGGACACAATTTAATTGGGAAAACGGGTCAATTATAACAGTCAATCCGTCTGCACAAAATTTAAAAATTGAAAAAGATAGTCTTGTTGTTCAGCCACTTACAGTCGAACAAGATAACTTTTTATTAAATCAAAACTTGTATCCTATTGCAACTAAAGATTTAGCAATAGAAAGATTAGACACTAAGTTCCAAGTTAAAACTTTGAATGTAGGCGATACTATGGGGTATGGTCAATTCAATATGTCTAGTATCGAACATGGTATTGTATTCGATAACAATACAGTTTTCAATGATGTCATTTATAATTTGGTAACAGGCTTAAGACAGAATCGTATTTACTTACGCGGTACTAAAACTGCTGAATGGAATGGCACAGTTAATGCTTCTGGTTTTATTCTTAACCAAGATAATATTAAAGAATGGCAAGTTGCATTTAAATATGCAAAAGGTGAAATTGTTAGATACAAAAACAAATATTTTATTGCTAATAAAACAATCGAACCAAGTGCCACATTTGTAGAACTTGACTGGACAGAAACAGATTATAATGACATACAAAAAGGCTTGTTGCCTAACTCTGCAACACGTTCTTATGAAAGTACACTGTACTATAATAGTACAAAAGCAAACTTAGAAAACGATGCTGATCAATTGTCATTTTCATTAATTGGCTTTAGACCTAGAGATTATTTGGCAAGTGTAAATTTATCAGATATTACTCAGGTAAACGTTTATAAAAATTTAATTGAAACTAAAGGTACAACAAACGCAGTATCAGCATTTAAAGGAACGCAATTACCTACTGGTGGCATTGATTATGATGTTTATGAAAACTGGGCTATTCTGTCTGGAGAGTTCGGCGGAACATTAAACAACAATTTTGTTGACTTTAAATTAGATCAAGCAAAATTAACAGGTAATCCAGGGATTGTATCTTTAACTGAAGGTATGCCAACAATTGGCTCTCAACAAGAAGTATCAGTACACAATTTATTTAACTATGCAAGACCTATTGAAGGTCCTAATATTTTATCTACATTACAAAGTGAAGACCCACTAAGTCTTTACCCTACTGCAGGTTTTGTAAATTATAACGATGTCAAAATGGCCGCTTATGACTTTAGGTCTTTAAGTAATAGAGCAACTAATGTTAATGGTAGACGTATTCCTCTTCAGCAATTTTATGTAAGAGATTATATGTGGATTGCTAACTTTAAAGAACACTGGAGAGTCTATTCAATTAAGCCAGTTGGACAAGTTTCACAAGTACAACCAAATAATGACAATACGACTACAGTTACATTTAGACAAAGACATGGCTTGTCGGTATTAGATGCAGTAGCATTTATAGAAGTATCACCAAATGTTAATGGATATTATATTGTAACTAAGGTTCCTAATAATAATCAAATTATAATTAACTTAACATTAGATTTAGAAAATGCATCAACGTTTCCAATTAATGCATCTGGATTAGGATTGACATTTGTTGATCAACGTGTATCAAAGCCAGGAGAAATTGTAGATTTAGATTTACTTGAAGCAGAGTTTTCAAAAAATACTGTTTGGGTAGACGAAGCAAGTGATGGCGATTGGGGAGTATATCGTAAATCAATTAATTATAGTTTAACAAACAATTTAAATCGTACTGATGGACAAGAGTTCGGTAGTTCGGTAGCATACACTCCAAGAATGGGTTATTTAATAGGAGACTCAGCCGCAGGTAAAGTTTATCGTTATGGTTTAAATCCTCAAACAAATGCATTTGATGAAGACACCGGAAGTCTTTTAACAGAGTCTGCATCATTCGGTACAGCAATTGCATACTCTGATAATTTATTTGTTATTAGTGAACCCGAAACATCATTAACTACATCAACACTTAGAATTTATACTTTAAATGATTCTGTATTAACTGATGACATCTTAGAGTTGCAATCTTTTACAGCAACATTTAGTTCAGGTACAAGTCTTGCAATCAGTAATGATCAAAACTTTATTTTTGCTGGTAACCCTAGTAATAATTCAGTACAAGTATATGGAAGACAACGCATACCTTTAACTGCAGGGTACTTTAATATAGGTGAAACATATGAAATTACTGCTGTAGGAACAACTGACTTTACAGCAATAGGTGCTGTAGAAAACAAAGTAGGAATAATTTTTAATGCAACTGGCGTAGGAACAGGCACCGGTACAGCAAATCAAATTTCATATGAGGCGTTAAGTGATATCGATGGCACTCTCGCCCCAGTTAATGCAACTGCAGGAGATAACTTTGGTTTTTCTGTAAGTTGTGATAGCAATGGAGACACTATATCGATTGGCGCGCCTAATACCCCTTCTCCAACTTCAAAAGTTAATTGGGGTAAGAATTTTGTGTACTCACGTTTAGTACAAAATATAGAATCACAATACACTGCAATACCCAATCAACCACAACAGTATCCATTAGCATGGACTACATCGTTTACAAGTAGAAGTGCAAGTGCAGTAGCATCAAGTGTTATTACTGCTAACGCAACAATGACAGGATTTAATAATAATGATCCTGTAGCATTCAATGAAGGCGGAGATTTTGGAGATACAGGAATTACACCTAATCAAGTCTATTACTTGTCTGATATTTCTGGTAACACATTTAAATTAAAAGAAAGCAGATCAAGTTCTTCTACTTTAACATTTACGAATGATACTGTTAACTTTGATATCTACGTACAAACAGAACCTTTACTAGTTTCGGTAAATGGCACAGTTGTTGATGACGACAATTATGCAGTTGGTGGCGGTACATCAGACTTTAGATACTTTGGTGATATTAGAGCAGGAGACATTATTAATATTAGTACTCGTAATATTCAATGGGTACAGACAATGGTGTCATATGCTGATGAAAGAGTTGGTACATTTATGGGTTATGATTCTGACATGACTTCATATGGTAGTGAACTTTTAATAGGTGCACCCGGTGAAATAAGAATCAACGGCGAAAAACAAACAGACGGTACTGTTTATAGATATACTAATGGCGGAGGCAAATATGGCACTGTCATAGGTACTAGTGATTGCTTACTTACAGCCGATAGAAAACTACTAATTAATGGTTATCTTGTAGAGTTAGCAAGTGGTAGCAATGCAACAACGGTTGCAAATCTTATCAATCAATATGGTATTACAAATATAACTGCAAGTGCATCCGATGGTAAACTTATTATTTCAATCATTGATGCAAGTTTAGCATTAGTAAATGAAAAATTATTATTACAAGCACCGAATACAAATACATTCAGTGAACTTGGATTAGAAATATATTCAGAAACACAAACAATCTTTGCACCTCATAATGTAAGCAGAACATTATTTGGTAACACAATTAAATTTAATGAAAGTGATTCAGTAGTAATTTCTGCGCCAGTATCAACAAGATTTTTAGCAACTACGTTTGACTTTATTGATGATGAAAATTTAGACAACGATACAATTTTTGATAACAATGCAACTCGTTGGGTAGATACATGGGATAATGCAGGCGCACTTTACATGTATGATTATCTTGCAAACTACAACGGATCAATTGCTGATCCTGGCAAGTTTATATATGCACAAAACTTAAATAGCCAAGAGCAAAATTATGGCTTTGAACCTCAATACGCAACTGCATTAGACTTTACTAACAATCAAGTTATTATTGGTACACCGAACTTAAGTGTCGGTGACTTAGAAGGACAGATAACACTATTTAAAAATTCAGGTACTGCTAAAGACTGGGCACTTTATAGACAGTCTTCCCCTATAGTAGACATCAGTAGAATACAAAATTCACAAGTTTATAGTGCAGAAACAAATGATACATTAATCAATTTAGATTATATGGATCCGATGCAAGAAAAATTATTAGGTGCAGTCAGAGAAAATATCGACTATATTAATAGTGTCGATCCAGCAACATATAATAGTGCTGTAGGAGAACTAAATTCAGGATTAACTTGGGGTGCAAATCAAAAGGGTCATATTTGGTTTGATACATCAAAAGTAAGATGGATGAATTATCATCAAAATGATGTAGCATACAATGCTAGGTTTTGGGGTAGAGTATTCCCAGGCTCTCAAGTTGCATGTTATACTTGGGTAAAATCAACTAGACCACCCGCACAATATCGTGGCCCGGGCGTACCGAAATCAAATACAAAGTATAGTGTTGAAACAGATATTAATGCAACCAACACTGTTCAACCTTGTTACTATTTCTGGGTACGCAATACAAATGTAGTAGAAACATCTATAGGCAAAACATTAAGTGATGCTACATTGCAAACATACATTGCTAATCCTACTAGATCCGGCATCGCATACTTTGCACCTTTATTACAAAATACGTTTGCTTTATATAATACACAACCTTATATAAACACAACTGATAGTGTATTCCATATAGGATATGCAGAAGGAAACAATGACGATCCTTCACACCAAGAATTTAATTTAATTAAAGCCGGTGAGCCAGATGATTTCTTACCGGGTCTACCTAAATTCGGTCCACAAACTTCAACTAACAGACCAGAAGGTCTTTATGATCGTTTACTAGATTCATTATCGGGTGTAGATGAAGTGGGTGAAGTTGTACCTAATCCATATTTACCAAAAGCAGTGCAGTCAGGAGTATTAGCACGTCCAAGACAAAGTTTCTTCTTTAGTAGATTCTTAGGGTTAAAAAATTATTTAGAATATGCAAACAAAGTTCTTGCTGAATATCCAATTTCAGAAACAAGACAAGATGCAACATACTTATTTGCTACTGGAGAATTTTACGACACAGCAGATTATTGGCAGTATGTTAATTGGTGGTTACCTACAACTAACCCTGTAGGACAATATAACAACAATACTAAATCAACGGTTAGTGTTGCAACCTATGCAGACCTTGCAAAACTAAATGTAGATATAAACACTATTGCTACAGTAGAAGCAAACGGCGACAGTAAATGGGAAATGTATCGTTACGATGGTAACAGTGTTTGGACTCGTATAGGTTTAGAAAACGGAACAATACAATTTAAAACATATCTTTGGGACTACGCCGCAGGCAAAACAGGTTTCGGAGATAATTTCTTTGACACAACAGATTTTGATGAATATCCAAGTGAAGAAACACGTTGGATTATTCGTGCATTAAACGAACAAATTTATATTGATGAATTAGTTGAATTTAGAAACAAGTCATTAATTATTTTGTTTGAATATATTCAAAGTGAAACAGATGAATCACAAAACTATTTACCTTGGTTGAATAAAACATCGTTAGTAGATGTATCTCATGTTATTAGAGAACTAAAACCAATTCAGAATTATCAACAAGACAACCAAGAGTTCTTGTCTGGGTATATTAATGAAGCAAAACCCTATCATGTAGTAATTAAAGACTTCTTATTTAAGTATACCGGTATCGATACATATGCAGGAAACATAACAGACTTTGATTTACCTGCTGAATGGAATGAGTCAACTCAATCTTATATTTCTCCTCAATTAGTATACGAAAACGTTGATGGAACAAATGAATTCTTACCAACTGACGCCATATGGCAAAAAGAACAATATCAAAATTGGTATAACAACTATGGATTATCTATAGTTGGACAAACAGATTACGAAATAACTGAATTAAATGAATATATGACAATTGGTTCAGTTTTAATAATGGTAGATAATGCTCAGGGTTTCCCGATTAACGGCACAATACAAATAGATGACGAAATTATAAGTTACTCTTTTGTTGATCGTGCTTTAAATACTCTTGGTGGATTACAAAGAGGCTTAAACGGAACTACTCCGACTACACATTTACCTGGCGCAAAAATTATTATTGATTTGCCTGCAGTGGTAATACTTGACGGTGGAAAAAATTATATAGAACCGCCCAAGATAACAGCATACATTGATTTAGAAAAATATCCAGCACCAAGAGTTGAAGCAGAACTTGAAGCAGTAATGAGTGTTGATAGTGTAATCAGTGTGAACGTAATAAATCCCGGAGAAGGGTATGCTGTATTACCAGAAATTAGAATTGCACCAGCAGAGCAATATTTCTTTACTAATGATGATATTAACTCTACGTTGCATACGATTAAATTGTTTGCACCAAGTTTGCAAACTGGTAATTTAATACAATATAAAGATGATAGTACTACTGGAGCCTCAGTAGATAGATTAGTCAACGGACAATGGTACTACATCAATGTATTAGAAACAACTCCAACAACTATAGTTGGATTGTATACTAGTTATGATGATGCAGTTAATGAAACAAATAGAGTAAAACTTAGTGCAGGAAATACAGACGGTGACTTTGCTCTTAATTTGGGTGCAAAAGCATCTGCAATTACAAGTTCAGTACCTACAAGAGAAAATGAAATTGCAATCCGTTTTGATAGAACAACTTATACTAGCCAAATTTTAGATTGGGAAGCAAATGTTTTTTATGGTTCATTCTTTGCAGGGTCTTATTTTAACAGTGAAAACGTTTCAAGTTCGTCTATCTCATTACAAGCAACACAACCGCCGATAGCAGACATATCTGCATCAGCCCAAGGTGCAATTTTTGAAATAGTTAATGTTACTAATGATAATGACGTTTATTATACAGAATTTAAACGCACAGTAGAGTTAACAGAAGCAACAGGCAATCTTATTAGATTAGATCCTTACGATGAAAACAATGGTGAACTTAATGCATCAGGCTCAACTATAGGTTTTTATGTAGGTATGCCAATTAAATTTACTGGAGCAGTAATCGGTGGCATTGTTGATGAGCAAGTCTATTATGTAGAGTCTGTTGTCAATGTAACAGACTTTACAATCAGTGAAACACCCGGTGGAGCAGTTAAAACTCTACCAGATGCAACTGCACCAAGTGCAGGTATGTTTGCATATGCAGGTGAAGTCACGGATACAGCAGTAGTTACTCTTAATTACCCAGGCTTACTGACAGCAACAGCAACAGAAGCAGTTACTAACAAAGTTACTATTCCACAAAGTGTTGTAGGTACAGGCGGCACTGATGGATTTTATCAAGGCATTTCATTATTCTTTACTGGTGACGTATTTGGCGGCATAGAAGAAAATGATGTATACTATGTAACAACAGTAGTAGACGAGCAAACAATCACGTTAGGTACTACAGAAACGGCTCTGACAACCACAGTGAGTGCTACAACTGCTACTACAGATGTTATTACTGTTGCTGACACTACAGGCTTCTCAGTAAATGATCCAGTTATATTTAATATGATGCTGGATGCAAGTGGTAATAAAATTACAGACTTTGGCGGAATTACATCAGGTACAGTATACTATGTAAATGAAATTGTGTCAACAACTGAATTAAAAATTGGAGTTAGTGTAAACGTATCGCCACTAACCTTATCTACAGTAACAACAGGCTCAGCATTATTAACCAATCAGAAAGATACAGTAGAATTAAGTACAGCAACTGGTTCTATGTTAATGCACGTTTCACTTCCCGTATCACCGGGTCAGGTTGACGGCCAGAAGTTTACAATGTATAATACGTCTGCATACTATACAGACATCAATACAGGAGTGTTAACAAATACACTTGATAGAACATGTTATGCTACTATTGCAGGTGACAACGCACAAGGCACAGACAACAGAATTGCATTAAGTGACCAAGACAAAGGAACATTTAATTTTTATGCCGGGATGCCTATTGTCTTTAATTCTGTTCCAGGCGGATCAGGACTTTCTACTGGTGTAACATATTACTTGTTTGATTTTTCAACAGACGGAGATGAAAGTACATACATAAGTGTAGATTGTACATCTACTTCATCAAGTACAAATAGAATTACATGTGCAGATACTTCTTCACTATGGGTAAACATGCCGATCACATTTACGGGTGTCGGTTTAGGTAATATTATAGTTGGAGATGAGTATTATGTCAAGTCGATTGATAATGCAACTCAATTTACAATCTCAGAACTCGTAGGCGGAAGCACATTTGTATTACAAAATGACAATGGTCCAATGATTGGTACTGGTAACCCTTGGATTAGATTATCAACAACATCAGGTGGAACACAAGATGTTACTGTATCAGACACGAACACTACATTTAGTTTATCTCAAGCACCAACAACAGATGCAATCTTTGATATAGGATATAAATTAGGTGGTTATAGAGTAATTTTATCAAATGCAGGTGAAGGATATGCAATCGATAATATTATCACTATTGCAGGAACAGAATTAGGAGGAACATCTCCTCTCAATGATGCTACTTTGCAAGTCAATGAGGTTGACGATGACGGCGCAATTACAAGTTTGATAGTATCAGGTGAACCCAACGATCTTACAACAGATTATTATTTAAAAGTTATAAGTCAAAATCAATTAGAAGTGTATTCAGATGCAAGAATGACTGTGCCAGTTACTGGTATCGGATTTGACTTTAATGGATTTACAACAACTGATGTAACAGGTTGCACATCGGGCACAGATTCAATTACATTAACAGATGTAACTGGATTTTCATTAAATGATGAAGTAATATTTGCAGGAACAATACCGAGCAATTCAATCGATGCAGAAGTATCAACGTCTTACTACATTAAAACAATTGATACAAGCACAAATGAAATTACAATATCAACAAACCCAGGTGGTACTGCGGTCAATGTAATTACAACAGTTTCTATTACAGGTCTTACTTTATCTAAACCAGGTAGTTATGCATTCTTACCAGAACCATTCTACTTTAATCAGTCTATTATCAAATACTTAGATAGGGTTTATCGTTGTGTTATTTCTAACAACGACCCAGAGTTTGTTATTGGTAAGTGGGAAGAATTAAGATCAGACAATAGAATTTTAAATGCACTTGACAGAGTAGAAGGCTATTATCAACCTAATATCAATATGCCAGGTGTTGATTTAAATCAATTATTTGCAGGAACAACATATCCAAATGCAGTTTATTTAGGTAATGCATTTGCACCTGAAGATCAGTTTGCAATAGACACTATATTAAAAGATGAGCCGTTCTATCCAACAGGAGTTTCAATTACAGGTGTTTTATGGAACGGAATTAATTATATAGCATCTGCTAATTTTGACAAGTATTCAGGTGTTATTGCATCTATCAATGGACAAAGTTGGTCAACAAAACAAATTTCAAATATTGTTGTTGATGCAACTGATATAGTATATGGTGGTGGTTTATATGTAATGACAACTACAAATACTGCAACACCAGTTTACAGATCAAACGATGGTGTTACATGGACAACAAACGGTTGGTTTACACCGTATGGTGCGTTACCATATGATACAACACCATATTCATCAACATCATTATCTATTGCGGCGTTGTCGTTACAAAGTACAGCATATAGAAATAATTATTATGTCAGTGTTGGAGATAGTATTGTAAACTCTCCTGATACATATGTATGGTCAGAAAGAAAAACATATGACACACCATTAGCAGTAACTTTATACGGAGTCAATTCAATTGACACTACAGACTTTGGCGGATTTATTGCAGTTGGTAAAGGTAAAAAATATGATTACTCAACTGGAATAACAGAATTAATCGATACTAATATTATTGCATACTCATATGAACCAACTGGAGAGTATTGGCAAGACGGACCTCAACTTACTCCAAACGGATTGTATGGCGTAGCAAGTAACGGCACAATTGCAATTGCAGTTGGTGAAAATGATGTTAAGTATCAAACATCTAACGGCGGCGACTGGACAGGAATTAATGAAGTAGGAATCGTATCTATAAATGAATCTTCTAACGAACTTAACATCACTAACACAGCCGGGTTTGTAAATGCAGATCCTATTAGAGTTACTAATTCATTCGGTGGATTGTTAGTAGATACAACTTATTATATAAACATTGTAAGTTCTACACAAGTAGAAATATATACTGATTCAGGACTAACATCACAAGTAACATTAGTAGATGATGTTATTCCATTACAAGCAAGAATGTATTTGTATGATGCAAATTCAGATAACTTGCGTGATGTGATTTATGCTGATAGTATTTGGATGACAGTTGGAGATAACGGTAGAATTCAAACATCAACAAATGGCTTACGTTGGACAACACAAACATCAGGTACAACACAAGACTTGAATGGCGTTACATATGCATCTGAAACAGACACATTTATAGTTGTTGGTGACAACAATACTATTTTACAATCTACAGACTCAGGTGTTACTTGGACATCGACAAGTGCATTTACAGTAGAAGCACCTGTTTATGATGTTAAAGGCGAAGACTTTACATCTGGTTACGGTCCAGAAGAATTAGTGCCGGGTCTAATTAAAGACAATGTAAACTTAACTGTAGTTACTCGTCCTGGCACAGTTTGGGACGTAACTGAATATTCTCATACAGGATTTAATGTTGTAAGTAGAGTTGTTGCACCTACAACTGAATTCCAAGTTGATTATAGTTTTGATCAGTTTGTTCAATATCCAATAGATATGTCAATACAAATCATTGATCCAGCAACTGGTTTAGGAACTGGATTAGCAACAAGTGAATACTCTATTAATTGGGTTACAAAAGTAATTACGTTGAATACTCCACTATCATTTGCACCAAAAGAATCATTGCGTATAGATGTTTATGAAGTAGGTAATGGTAATCAAATAGTTAAAGGTAATACTGATACTGATCCTATTAGAGAAATTGCATCAACAGGCTTTAACGACATCTATTTAAACTGTAATTATAGTGCATCATTCTTCCAGGGTTCAGGAGCAATCAGACCCGGGTCAAATGCAATTGAAGTAGAAGCAATTGAAACTATTGCCGCAGGTGATACGATTGTATGTGAAAGTGTAACTAAATTTACAGCAAACGAAGCAATATCATTCCAAGGAGTAGTATTCGGCGGAGTAGCAGAAGACACAACTTATTATGTTAAGTCTATTTCTACAGCAACAAATTCTATTACAATATCAGAAAGTTATGATTCAAGTACAGGATTAGCAGGTCCGATTAAATCGTTAACTGATGCAACTGGATCTATGCTTGTTAATGTTCAAACCGGAACAGGTACAGTATGGACTGATCCTCTCGTATATCACAATGGTAATAGATTAGTATTAGGTTTGACAAATACTGTAAGTAAAACTAAAGCATCTAATAATGCGATTACGACAGGCACTACATTAGGTTTATCTGTGGGTAACAGAATACAATTTGCGGCAGATATGTTTGGTTCAGATATTACACCAAATACTGTTTATTATATTGAATCAATTATAGATAACAATGAATTTACAATTTCAGAAACTGACGGCGGCCCTGCTGTTACTTTAACTGATTCAGCAGGAATCTCATCTTATGTAACTAATGATTATGCAATAGGCATACAGCCAAATGGTATACAAGCAGAACTTGTACTAGCAAATCCAAGTGGCTATAACAATGCTGACGATTACATTGTTTACACAATATTTGGAGATTCAGGAGATCCATCACAGTACGGATACTCTCTACCAGAAATACAAGAATATGTTGGTAATGGATCACAAGCATCCTTCCCAATGAACAATTACAATGGAGGAGACAATCCACACAACGCAATTGTTGAAATCGATGGTCTGCGACAAACAAATACGTCATATACTATCGATGACGGATCAAACACAGTGCTGTTTAATTCACCTCCCGCACTTGGAGCAAAAGTTTCTGTCTTAACATATAATAATACTGAAAGACAATATCTAACAACACAATACGGTATTTCAGGTACATCAGGCAGTTCATTTACGACTATTACAGTTACAGCAACTACTCATTTAGAAGGTACATTTGACGAAGATACTCCTGATGTAGAGACATACGACCAAGATACACCTACAGTTGTCTTGTATGATGAATTATTAGATTACTTAACATGTGCTGACACATCGGTCTTAGCGGAAGACGAACCAATTGTATTCTCTAATCCAACTATAGGTGGTATTACAGCAGGTGTAACATATTATATCTTAGAGATTATTGATGCAACTACGTTTACAATTTCATTACAAGTAGGCGGTACTCCAGTTACAGTGACAACTGATACAGGATCAATGGTAGGTAGTTCAAATGCTATCACAGTCGCAAATATTACAAACATCGAAACTGGACAAGAAAATCCTCTTGCTGTTGTTCAGGCAACTGCTACAACCGCGACATCAAATGAAATTACATTTGATTCTACAACAGGTTTTGCTGTTGATCAACAAATTTATTTCCAAGGAAATGACTTTGGTGGACTAGAACAAGGACAAGTTTACTTTGTAGAAAATGTTATAGATGCTACAACTGCAACTATTAAAGATCAAACAGGTGCACAAGTTGTATTATCTACAGCAACCGGGTTAATGGTTACAACAGTAGGAGGTAACCCAACAACAAGAATTACAACGGGTATTCCTCACTCATTAGCAACTGATCAATTAGTAAAAATTGATGGTGTATATGGTGCTGTTGAATTGAACGGTAACTCATATTATGCAAGAGTGTTCGATCAATATAGATTTGAAATTTATACACAAGTATACAATCCAGCATTAGATGCAGTCAATTACCCAGTTACTGGTGTATCAACATATATATCAGGTGGTTATGTTTGGAAACAAGGAACATTCTTCTTAGTTACTACACAAGCAACTGCAACAGCAACTACAAATAGAATCACATGCCAAGATACAAGTCAACTTGTTGTTAATAATGAAGTTATATTCTCACAACAAGGACAAGTAGCAGGTTCTTCAGTATTAGGTGGATTAATACAGGGTACGACTTATTATATCAAGCAAATATTAAGCAATACTGAATTTACTGTTGGCTTGACTAGAAATGCAACTGTTGAAGTGTCTTTGACTAATGATACAGGTGTTATGAATGTAACACAATGGGAACAAACAAATGTTGAAAGACTTTGGGTTACAGTTAATGGTTACCGTTTACCAACAAGTAGACTAAGACTAGATGAAGACAATGAAGTAAGTCTTTTAACCGACATTGCACCAGGTGATGTTGTTGTTATAACCAATATGATACCGCACTCAACACCTGACGAAGAAATTTATTTAAATGCAGTGAATGCAGAGAGTACTCAGTCAATTTATAGAGCAAATACTCAAAGTAGAACTTGGTTAGCACAACCTATCTTCCCTCTATCACAAGTAATTTACTTAGGTGATGTAACTAGAGTGACTGATAATTTAGTAGAAGAAAGAACTGCACCTACTCCGATCAACAATATCTATTCAATTGGACTAAACTCAGACAAAAACATTTTGAGTGGTGTAACTGTTCTAAATAATACTACTGGAAACACATTAGACACTGATACATATGAAGTTGTTATTGAAGAACTTGCACCTATCTTAAAAATCACAGATGGTACATATATTTCTGCAGGAGATTCATTGACAATTACATCATTAGAAGGTAATGTGTTGTATATTAATGGAGAGCAAATTAAATTTAGTAGTGTAGACTTTAATAATAATTCAGTAACTGGATTACAACGCGGCGCAAACGGCACAGCAGTCCAAGAATACATTGCAAAATATACAGAAGTGTTCAGTTTATTAAGCAATAACCGCTTACCTGACTTATATATTGATCAAAGTTGGAACTCTTATAACTTTAATACAGTAGAAGGAGATCCATTATCAATATCAGAAACTGTTCCTGCACAATTTCTACATACGGATATAACGTAAATGATAAATAAAGAGATGAACGATAATAAATCAGAGAACCAAGAGCCGAAAGAAGTAAAACCCAATGAAAACAGTGGAATTTACTTTTCTTCAAGCCTTAAAATCACTGATCCTAATACTGAAGAAGTATTAGTGCAAGTGCGAGGAGATAGTTAATGTCCGGTGATCAACAAATTCTAAAAATGGAAGGGTTCCTGACGATCAGAGACTATAACACCGGCGAAATTTTACAAGAAGCAAAGAACGCAATTAACTACGAAAACATGTCAGAAGCAATTGCTGATACATTGTCTAGTAGAGGTTATGGTGAAATATATCAAATGGCATTCGGTAATGGTGGAGCCTCTGTTGATGAAACAGGTGTGATTACATATCTACCACCTAATACTACGGGTCAAAATGCGGCATTATATAACCAAACATATGCAAAAATTGTAGACGATACAAGTGTTTTTAACTTAGACCCAACAAGAAATAAAATGACAGTGTTTCACACAACAGGTCGTGTGTACACAGATATCTTAGTACAATGTTTACTAGATTATGGAGAACCTGCAGGACAAGCCGCATTTGATAATAGTACGCAAACTGATTCCAACTTCATATTTGATGAATTAGGGCTATTAGCAAACTACGGAACAGACGCAAACGGGAACGTAATTACAAGACTTTTAACTCATGTAATCTTTCACCCTGTCCAAAAGTCCTTGAATAGGCAAATACAGATAGATTACACGGTTAGGATACAATCTCTAACTAATTTAGTTACCATTTAAGATAAATAATATTAACGGAGTGAATTAGAAAATGGCATATACAATTGTAAAAAGTGATGGGACAGTCTTAACGACCATTGCCGACGGTACTATTAATACAAGTAGTACTTCATTAGGTCTTCCTGGTAGAAACTACGCAGGATATGGCCAGTCTTTAGATACTAACTTTGTCCATGTAACTGAGAATTTTGCAGACAGCACTCCACCTGCTAATCCTCTTAGAGGTCAAATTTGGTACGACACATCTGACACTACGTTAAAAGTTTGCCCAACTGACGGCGAATCAAATAGTTTAGCCTGGTTGTCATTGACTTCAACAGCATCAGGTGGTAATACAACATTCGGATCAGTCAACATAACAGGCAATGCAACAGCAAACAATTTTACAGCAACAAACGAAGTTACAGCAAATGCATTTACAGCAGGATATTTAACAATATCAGCAAATGCAACTATTGCAGATGCTAGTATAACAACAGCAAACATCGGTACACTAACAACAACAGCAATTACAACAGGTTCAGCAACTACACCTGGCACATTAACAGGTATTTGGACTGTAACAGGTAATACTGGTGCAAATGCTTCTGCTCTTTTGCTAGATACAGGTGGTATATACATTAATAATTCTGGTAACTTGTATGGTATCAGAACTGACAAATACATGTATGCAAACGGAGATCCGATCTCATTTGCAGGTACATACAGTAACTCAAACGTAGCCTCATATTTACCAACATATAACGGTAATATTTTAACAGTACAAACTCAAGCAACAACATTAACAACTGGTGCAAACACAACAGCAGGTACAATTACAGGTAATTGGACTCTATCAACAGGTTCTCGTCTTACAGCAACATATGCTGACTTAGCGGAAAGATTTAGTGCTGATGATGTATATGAGCCTGGTACAGTTGTAGAATTAGGCGGCAGTGCAGAAATTACTGCTGTTAAATATGAATTAAGTGAAGACGTATTCGGTGTTATCTCTGATAACATGGCGTTCTTAATGAACAACGGCGCAGGTGACAATGATACTCACCCTGCTGTTGCAATGACAGGACGTGTACGAGTGAAAACATTAGGAACAGTACGTAAAGGTCAACGACTTGTAAGTGCTGGAGAAGGTTATGCAAGAGCCGCTGAAGACGGAGAAGCATCTGCTTTTAATGTTATTGGTAGAGCATTAGAAGATAAAACAACAACAGACTTTGGCACAGTAGAAGCCATTGTTACTATTAAATAATTAGGGAATACTTAACATGAGTTACGCACAAAATGGTTTAATCGAAGCAACAGACTTCAATGGATTTGTCGGGGGTAACCCAGAAACCGGAGCAAACAAACTAAACACTGTTTGGTCAACTGGTGGCACAACTGCTGGATACGGACAAACTGCTGTATCACAAGTAAGTGGCGGAGACACTGTAGTTGCAACAGGACAATGGAATGCTCTTGTAACTAATACTGCATCGTCTGCATCACATCAAGGGTCATCAATCACTTCAGTTACTGCACCTACATCGGGTGGAACTGTATCATATTTGTCTGCGATCCCTACAAACTTAACAACAATTTACACTAACAGAAGAAACGCCGCATCACAAGGATCTACGATTGCTGATACAGCAACACGTAGTAGTTCATGGCAGAATGGTCTTACATTCACTCATACAGTTACATTCGCATCAGGAGATGCCGCTCGTTACTTCTTTAACGCAGGTGGTCAAATCAAAATGACTGCTTCACACCCAACTGGTTCAGGTATTAACTTGCTTTTCTCAGATTTAGCAAGTGACACAGGAACAGTTACTGTATCTGCACCTAACTCAGGTACAATCAGTATTTCAGGTTCATCATATTCTGGTATTACTAAAGTCGGTGGTGGTGGTAATACGCCTACTGTTGACGCAGACAAAGGATATTTTGGACTTACAACAGCAAACGCAACTGCATTTACACAGTTAGCAGACTCAGGTCCTTCAGGATACTTGTCATCATTCATTAGGTATATTGTTAAGTCTAATGGTGCTCAAGGATCTAACGGTGACACTGGATCAGTTATCACAATCTACTCTGTTTGGGACGAGATTCCTAATGACTTAGTAGCAACTAGTGGTAGTGCTGTTACATGTACTGTTCAACTTCCTGAGACTACATACTTATCTGCATCGTGGGGAACACCTTCGATCTCAGGTTCAGTATCCGGCTCATAAGTTTTTTTCAGCCACTTTGAAATCCATCTAAATACTCATGGGAGTATTATTTACTATGGATACAACAAAATTAATCAAAGATGCAAAGGCTAGATTCAGTCATAATTCAGCCAAAGCATACCTACAAGAAAAATATAAGAGCAAACTTGTCATTGCAGAACAAGGCGGTTTGTGGAATGCCGATGCTCAAACTATAGGCTTTCTTAATTCATTCTCTGATGAAACTCTTGTCGTTATAGACACGTTTGATAATCCAGTAAAAGTAGATAGACTGAAATTATTAGAATCTCTTACTACAACATATACTAACGTAATGACTGAGTGGAACAGTGAATGGAAAGAACTAGAACGAAAGAGGTAAAAACTAGAGGCGTAGTTTTATTTGCATTTAATTCTAGCAAATATAATTATGCCGATATGGCCGTATATACTGCAAAAAGAGTTAAGGCATTCTTAGATTTACCTACAACTTTAATTACAGACGTAGACACTTATAAAACTATTTTAGACGATAGAAAAGTTTTTGATGGTGTCGTTGAAGTCGAGCCTGATTTAACTAATATTAAAGATCAAACATCTTGGATCAACAAAGGACGTTATCAAGCATATGAACTTAGTCCTTATGATGAAACTCTAGTAATAGATGTTGACTATCTTGTCAATTCTGATACACTACTAAAAACATTTGATTTATCTGACACGTTTTGTTGTCATAGCAATACGCATATGCTCATGCATCCAGAAGCGGCACAAGAAAAGATGGGTTATACATACGAAACATTATGGGCAACTGTAATTATGTTTAAAAAGTCTGAACGTGCAAAACAAATCTTTGAAACTTTAGAAATGGTACAAAACAATTATGAACACTATGCAGGCATTCATAGTTTTATTGGCGGAGTATATCGTAATGACTATGGATTAACGATAGCACTTAAGATTGTCAATGGTCACACAGATGTACCAAGTGATTATATACCATGGAACTTAATTCATGTAGGTAAGAATACTTCTGTATATCCAAATCAAATAGATGTACAAGTACCTTGTGACGGTAACGTATATGACTTTAACACAGAATTTACAATCATGTTTGATCATTGGAAGAAAAGCAAAGTTAGAAAAGAATATATGTTAATCAAAGACATGGACTTTCATGTTATGAACAAAGATTTATTTGTGGGGATTATGAATGGATAAGGGTTTCGTTATATTAGCACAAAACACTGCCGATGTCAACTATGTCCAATGTGCCGAACAATTAGCAGAGTCTATTATGAGAGTGATGCCAGATGCAAAAGTATCTTTAATTTCTGATGACAAAACAAAGTGCAAAGCATTTCATAAAGTTATTCCATTGCCCTATGGAGACTTAGAACCCGACAGTGATTGGAAACTTATTAACGATTGGCAAGTGTATGAAGCAAGTCCTTATAAACACACAATTAAACTAGAAGCAGATTTATATGTCCCAACATCAATAGACTATTGGTGGGATATACTGAAACAAAGAGACTTAGTTGTCTCTACACATATACGTGACTTTAAACAAAATATATCGCATGTACGCACCTACCGTAGGTTTATAGACGATAATGAACTGCCAGACGTATATAATGCTATAACTTATTTTAAAAAGTCAGAAACAGCAAAAGAATTTTTTGACATCGTAAGACATGTCTTTGAGAATTGGAGTGAGTTTAGAGACACACTTCAATGTAACCCAGATGAGCCAGCAACGACTGACTGGGTTTATGCTTATGCGTGTCATGTTATAGGAGTTGAAAAGTCTACACTACCAACTTTTAAAGAATTTTCAATGATACACATGAAGCAATTTATTAATGGTACTGCATCAGAAAAATGGACTGATACTTTTGTATATGAGATTTATCCACATACATTGAGAGTGAATACAATCCCACAGACGTATCCTTTTCACTATCATATCAAATCATTTTCTGATAAAATAAAGGAGTCGATTCAATGAGTGATGAAAAACACAGCCCGACTGATAACGAAGAATACATCACTGTTTGGGAAGCACCCAAGATTGAGGATCCCGAGTTTAGATTGTACTATAAAGAAGACGGCACCGTTGACTTTTATACATGTGAAAAGCCTGAGGGCAATTTCATAGTCATCGACGCCGGAGTATTTGCAGAAGCCAGACCTGACATCAAAGTGATCGATGGTCGTATTACACGTAATAGACGTAAAGCGGGTGTACAAAAATATAAGCCTAGTACATCAGGTGTACTGGCTTCTGTAGATGATATAAGTATACTAGTAACAAATAAATCTAAAGGTAGATATTGGGAGTTATTCAGTGAAGAAATCTAATAACGAAGAATACACAAGTGTTAACGAAAATTGGAAAGATGTCAATTGGGATTTAATTCAACGTATGCGATTTATAAATGCTGATGCCGAAATAAATCCTGAAGATAGTTATTCCAGAGGTGAAAAGAAATTTGATGAGTAATATTGTTGATATTGCAGACTTAGATGTAATTTATTTAAGTTACGATGAACCACAAAAAGAAGAATTTTGGGTACAAGTTAAAAACATGGTTCCGTGGGCTCAAAGAGTTGACGGCGTATTAGGAAGTGATGCGGCTCACAAAGCCGCAGGTGAGTTAAGTGAAACGGAAAGATTTATTCTTATCGATGGTGACACTTTACCAGAAGAAGATTTCTTTAACATTCAACTAGATTTCACAGATAAAGACCCAAGATATCAACAAGCACAGTTTAGATGGAAGTCAATCAACAATATTAATGGTTTGCGTTATGGCAACGGTGGAATGAGTTCATGGACTAAAACTTATGTAGAGAATATGACTACGCATGAACATACTGACGGTTCTGAAGCAACTCAAGTTGATTTTATGATGAACTCAGCAGACTCATTGTACTGGGCAATGTATGATTGCTACTCAACTACTTACCCTAACAAATCAGCATTCCAAGCATGGCGTGCTGGTTTTAGAGAAGGCGTAAAGATGGTATTAGACCGCGGAGCATTAGTAACTGTAGATGAGTTTAAAGGTAGAGTAGCAGATAAAAATTTAAACAATCTAACTATATGGCAGAATGTAGGCTTAGATGCAGAGAACGGTGACTGGGCAATATACGGCGCAAGATTGGGAACATATATGACAATGTTAACAGACTTTGAACACACAGACATTCAATGGTTTGATAACTATCCGAATATGTGGGAACAGCATATGAACAATGACCCAATCGAAGCCGCAAAAGAAATTGGGGTAGAACTAAAAGCCAAGTTGGGCTTACCCATGAACATGCTTGATGCTGAACAATCAAAGTTTTTCAAAAGGCATTATAACGCAGATAAAAGAAACCTAGGTCCCCTAGTGACAGAGATGGAGATTATCAGAGAAATAGAGGGCTGGTAATGTCCAAAGAAACAGATAGAATAAAAACAATTCAGATAAGAGTTGAAAATGAAGCAACGCCTTCATTCTGTTTGGCTAAATGGCAACATGTTACTATGTACTTACAAACAGGTGAAACGCATAGTTGTTATCATCCTCGCCCACACAAAATTCCATTACATGAATTAAAAGATAACCCAAGTGCATTACATAATACTTGGGAAAAGAAAATGGAACGCAAACAAATGTTAGCAGGTGAGAGACCAGAAGGTTGTCAATATTGCTGGAATGTTGAAGACATGGGTCCTGATTATATTTCAGACAGACATATTCGTAACGGTTCTATTTTCACAGAAGAAAGATTCGATCAAGCACTTAATGGCCCTTGGGACCAAAACATTAATCCAGAATATTTAGAAATTAACTTTGGTAATGAGTGTAACTTTAAATGTGGTTATTGTCATCCAAAGTATTCATCAAGTTATCACAGTGAGATTAAACAATTCGGTCCAGTTGAAACTGTAAAGAACCATAGAAATGATGTTGATTGGATGAAACTGTTTGAACGTGAAGAAGAAAATCCATATGTTGATGCGTTTTGGGAGTGGTGGCCATCTATGCGTAAAGACTTAAATATCTTACGTGTAACAGGTGGAGAACCAACAATGCATACATCAACATGGAGACTGCTAAAACAAATCGATGAAGAACCTATGCCTTGGTTAGAACTTAATGTAAACAGTAACTTAGGTACAAAAAATGCATTAGTAAAAAAACTAAGTAGTTCTGTAAAGAAATTGTGTGACGAAGAAAAACTAGAAAGTTTTAAATTGTTTACTAGTTTAGACTGCTGGGGAGAACGAGCAGAATATATTAGAACTGGACTAGACTTGGAACTCTTTCAACAGAACTTACATACGTATCTAACAGAGACAGACTCTCCTGTTACATTTATGTGTACTTTTAATTTGTTAGCAGTAACAGACTTTAAAAGTCTATTAGAAAAGTTTTTAGAATGGCGTGCGATCTATGGATGGTACGATTGGAAGTCAGAAGATAAACACAGAGTTAGATTTGATACTCCATACTTGAAAGAACCTTTACAGTATGATATGAATATTTTACCTAAAGAAGAATTCATGCCTTACATGTACGAGTCACTTAAGTTTATCGAAGACAACGTAGATAATGAACGTAGTGATAAGTTTACTACAATAGAATATGAAAAGTTCAAACGTGTCGTTGATTATATGGAAAATACACATTATGACGAAGACAAATTAATTGAAGGTAGAAGAGATTTTTACAACTTCTTTAACGAACTAGATGATCGTAGAGAAACAGATATATTAACAGTGTATCCAGAGTATATGGATTTTTATAAATTATGCCAGCAAGTAAGCCTAACAAACCCGCTGTAGATAAGAAGCAGGCAATCTTTCTAAAAGATTTGCTTCTTAATAGATCAGAAACTTTCTGCATGATTCCATGGGTACACATGCATACTACACCCACAGGACAAGGTGCTCCTTGTTGCATCTCAAAATCATGTGCAGACAATCAGGGCGTTGGTAACTCTAATCGTAGCAGTCTTGCAGACTTAGTTAACTCTCCTAAAATGAAGAAGTTGCGTTTAGATATGTTAAAAGGAAACAAAAATCCTGAATGTGCGAATTGCCATAAACATGATGATCAGGGTGTACCAAGTTTCAGAACACAAAGCAACGAAGCATGGGCTGATTACTTTAACGATGTAATTGAAACAACAGATATGAATACAGGAAGAATTGTAAACTTTCGTATGAGATATTTTGATATTCGTTTTAGTAACATTTGCAACTTTAAATGTCGTACATGCGGCAGTGCATTTAGTTCTAAATGGGAACAAGAAGATTTAGAATCACGTGAGCAAACAGGGTTGCCTATGTATGCTATAGAGTTAGAAAAAGGCAACAGAGAAGAATTTATATTAGAAGTATTAAAACAAGTTCCCAATTTTGAAGTTGCATACTTTGCAGGTGGAGAGCCATTAATCACTGATGAACATTATATGTTAATTGATGAGATGATTAAGAAAAAGAAAACAGATATTCAATTAAGGTATAATACAAACATATCTAATTTTAAATATAAGAAACGTGATATTTTTAAACTATGGGACCATTTTGAACAGCCAGTTCAAATTTATGCATCAATTGATCATATGGGAGAAAAGGCAGAATACATTAGACACGGAACTAAATGGAAAACAATTGAAACAAATTTAAAAAAATTAAAGAAAGCAAAGAATGTTAATTTTCAGGTGAATACTGTGTACAGTATATTCAATGCATTGACTATTTCTCACTTTTACAAGTATATGATAGACAATCATTTTTATACGCCTGAGAGTTCTGTGTGGACTCTCTATAGCATGGGATCACCAGAACACTTATCTTCACATGTATTGCCTGACGGCTATAAAGAACAAGCACTAGAACAGTTGCATTTAACTATGCATTACATGAAAGATTTAAACTTTAGACAAGAACAGATAAATGAAATACAACAGGTTATTCCATGGTTAATGTCTAAAGATACTTGGAACGAAAGAGAAGTAGAGTTTAAAGAAGAAATAAAAAGAATAGATGCGTTAAGGGGAGAAGACTTTTTAACTACTTTCCCTGAGTTGGCAGCATTGTATAAAGTACCAAAGGCGTTGCGACCATGAGCAATGAACGTATACCAATAGTAGACAAAACTTACTTATTAGAAGAAAGTAAAACATTCTGTATGTTTCCTTGGTTGCATTTAAACGTGACACCTAAAGGAGATATCTATCCTTGTTGTTCTAATGACTATACACAACCATTTGGCAACACAAAAGAAACATCATTGAAAGAAGCATTTAACAATGACAAAATGAAACAATTACGTTTAGATATGCTAAACGATAAAAAGAATAGTGTATGTGATTTCTGCTACAAACATGAAGAAGCAGGTCCACATAGTTTTAGAAACTATTCTAAAGAACATTTTGGTAAACGATTCGATGAATTAGTACCACAGACAAAAGCAGACGGAACAGTAGATGACTTTAGAATGCATTACTTTGATATTAGGTTCTCTAATATATGTAATTTCAAATGTCGCACATGTGGCAGTGAGTTTAGTTCGCAATGGGGAGCAGAGATGCGAGCCAACCACGATCCTAAACATCCTATCTTAATACATGCAGACGATCAAACAGGAACAGTACTAGAAGAAACACTAGAACACATTGACAATATTGACTTATGTTATTTTGCAGGTGGAGAGCCACTTATTACAGACGAACATTATGTCATGTTAGAAGAATTTATTAGACGTGGTAAAAAACCTGTCTTAAGGTATAATACTAACGCAAGTAATATTAAATATAAGAAGCATGATATATTAGAACTTTGGAAACACTTTGATAATATTGAGTTAAGTTGTTCAGTTGATCATTATGGCGAAAGAGCAGAATGGTTACGTAAAGGAACAGACTGGGGTGTAGTAGAAAACAACTTACTGACATTCAGAGATTTAGATTACGTAACATTTCAAATGAACACAGTATTCTCTATGTTTAATTACCCAATGATCGGTGAGTTTTATCAATATCTTAAAGATAAGAATATTGTAAGAGCAGAAGATTGGTATCATAGTTTATATCTTGCTGTGCATCCTAGTTACTATAGTGCTAAGAGTTTACCTACTGCAATGAAGGGGCCAGCGGCAGAGAATGCTTTAAAGTTTGCTGATAAGTTTGAAGGTGACAAAACAAGTTTATCACGTTTAATTAGAGATGCAGTTAATTTTGCTAATGAAGATAATACATGGCAAGATAACAAAAAGATTATGATGCAACACACTGCGTCCATAGATAAAATAAGAGATGAGGACTTCTGGAGTGTGTTTCCAGAACTCAATAGTTTACGAGATTTAGAAGAATGAAAAAGAAATTAAAATTTATAGGAGATATGACTATATTACTTGCAGTTGCCGCAATGATTATATTAGCGCCTACTGCATCAGCAGAAACAAAAGCAAAAGTCGGTGGAACGTTTGTTAACATCGATGAGTCAATTGTATTCACAGGATCGTTTGATCATAAATGGGAATCAGATATATGGCAGGGAGTATTTGATGCAGACTATGCCTACAAATCAGAAGACAGTGAGCAAACAATTAATAAGTTTAGAACTAGTGGTAAAGCAATTAGAACTGTAACTGAAAAGCATTATGTAATAGGATCTACCAGTTATGATTACGATGAATTTAGAGATAACAATGATAGAATCGTAATAGGTATGGGTCATGGATATAAAATTTTCAGAACAGAAAATCACAAAGCATCGATAGAAAATTCAATTGCATACCTTAATTCAAATGAGATTAGTGAACCTATTATACGTTCATCACTTTGGTATGCATACAACTTAAACAAAAAAGTTACATTTGTAAATAAGTTGTTATGGGAATCAGGACAAGATGATTACATAAGAAACGAAACATCATTCGATTACAGTGTAACAGATAAAGTAACAGTGGGTCTTAAAAATGTTTATACAAAAGATCCAATAGAAAGAAGTATTTTTAATATAACTTTGGGAGTAAAGTTTTAATATGGAAAAGATCGTAGTAAAGAATCTAGTCGAAAACGGTAAGCATTTCTGTGTTTTACCCTGGGTACATTTTCATGCATGGCCAGACAAACGTGTGATGCCTTGCTGTGTCGCAGACAGTGAGTTGCCTACAGCAGAACTTAGAGATGATGAATCAATTATACAGATGATGAATTCTGACAAGTATAATGATTTACGTTCTAAGATGATGCGTGATGAACCTGTAGCAGAATGTAAACGTTGTTATGACTTAGAGTTAATGGGCGAGTGGACTATGCGACAGTCACATAACAAACGTAAAGGACTTGACTATGTTGATTACATAGCAGATGTTACTAACGATGACGGCTCACTGAAAGAGTTTCAGATGAAGTATATGGATATTCGTTTTAGTAATATATGTAATATGAAATGTAGATCATGCGGTCCTTCATGCTCATCACTATGGTCACAAGAGTTTTTAAATGAACGTGGACAAGAAGTATTCGATGAGTACTTCCCTAAGAACAAAGGTAAAATTGTTATCAGTAACAATGATGAAATGACGTTGATGTCAAAACTTAAGCCTTACTTAGATGACGTTACAGAAGTTTATTTTGCAGGTGGAGAAATTGTTATTACTCCAGAGCATTACGAGTGTTTAGATTATTGGATTGAAAACGATCTAACAGATCAAGTAGAATTAACCTATACGACAAACTTTTCAACACTTAATTATAAGAAAAATGTTGACTTGATTGCGTATTGGAAAAAGTTTCCGCAATTGAAGATTTGGGCGAGTTTAGATGCACATGGCGAAGTCGCAGAGTGCATTCGTTCAGGTACCGATTGGGAAAAAATTGTCAGGAATATCAGAGAGGTCAAAGAGCAGGTTCCACATGCTCAATTTCAAATAACTCCCACGATATCCATTTGGAACATCTTTGATTTTCCTGACTTCTGGGATTACATGGTTGACAATGGCTTTATTGATGTTGAATACTCTTCGCCAAGATTCAATCTTGCGACTAACCCGTGGTATGCTAACGTAATGATCTTACCACAAAGTGTTAAACGCAGACTAGCAGAACTCTATCGTGTATATCAGGAGAAACATAAAGACAATGTAGACATTTACAATGGCTTTAAAATGATCATCTATAACTTAACAGTAGGTGATGAAAACAAAGGTGGAATACTAGAGTTCAAAAAGTTCAATGACGAACTAGATGAATATAGAGATGAAAAGTTTGAAGACATCGTACCAGAAATCAAGGAAGTATACGAGTGGGCAGAGAGTTAAGAGAAGTATTTGCACCTGAGCCATACTTAGCAATAACATGGCAGGTCAATAACTTTTGCAACTTCAGTTGTAGTTATTGTAATCCTGGTAACTGGGCGGGCGATAATCCTAACAACGGAAACTTAGACGTTTACATCAACAACCTAGATGAAATAGTTAAACGTTATAAGAAAGCAGGGTACAAAAACTTTAAATTCTTTTTCTCTGGTGGAGAGCCAACAGCATGGCGTAACTTTATTCCTATCTGTGAATGGTTGTATGAAAATCTACCACATGCTACTTTAGCAGTTAATACAAATTTGTCAAGACCTTTGAAATGGTGGCAAAAACATGCATATCTATTTGATGACATTGTTGCTAGTCTACACATAGAACAAGTAAACAAAGACAGATACAAAGAAAACTCACTATGGTTATGTGAGAACGTTAACTACTTAAGTACAAAAATATTATTACACGAAGAAAGATTTTGGGAGTGTGTCGAGTTCGGTAACGAATTAAAAGAAGTAATGCCTAATTACTTTTTAGAATGGACACCTCTCTACGATGAACTATCACATGTAACCGGTCCATGGAAGTACAGTGATCCAGAGAAAGTAAAGTTTATTGAAGAACATAACATAGAAACACATCAAAGTGTTCCTAAGCCAAACAAAAGAACAGAGATGACTGTATCATACAATCGTTATGACGATGGCACAGAGCAAGTATGTAATGCAAATGATATCATAGTAAATAGTCAGAACTTCTTTAGTGGTTGGAAATGCAATGTAGGCGATTGTATTTTTATTAATCCTGTAGGTACAATGAGTTTAGCAAGTTGTGGTATGGGCGGAGATGTAGGACATATATTAGAAGACATTAAAAATATAGGTCCTAAAGAAATTACATGCTACAAAGAAATGTGCATGTGTGGTACAGATATTATCATACCTAAACAATGGACAGGAGAGACCGTTAAAAGTGAACGAAAAATTCCGATCAGTCATATCGCATAGCCAAGACGACAAAGTAAAAGTTGTCTATAGTTGGTTCGGCCCCAAAGGTCCCGTATGGAATACTGAACTACCAAACATTCTAACTATGTCTGCTGAAGCAGAAGGCACAAATCCAAACATGACATCACGCCATTTTTGGTCTGATGATGTTTGGAATAAACAGTTCTCTAAAGCAAAAGATAAATTTGAGTTGACACCAGTGCAAGGTATCGGAGCAGATGCAATGACTCCGTTCATTTACCCTTTTTCTATGACATGGAGAATACCTTTTGCATCATATTTTATTAAAGATTCAGGTGTATTAGAATTTTCACATATGCCACAATGGTTGATACATATGGTTTCTACAAAAAACGGTTATATATTAATCGATCATAGTGTAGAAGCATTTATGTCAGATACAGAACTACATGCAATGTTTTCATATTTTCATAGTGGACATCAAATACCCATGTATAAAATTATATACTTGACAGGTACTGTAAATGCAAGTACAGTTTATGAAAAGTTTTGTAAAAGACATCGCATAGGCAATGACAGAGAGCATAGAATGCATGTTATTCCGTATGCGTCCTCACGTGAAATTTTTTATAATTTTTATACTGAAATGAAAAAAGATGATCCATCTCATCACGGTGAAGATATTTCAGAGTTCAAAGAAACACCTTATGACGATTCATATGTTCCTGATAAATTGTTTTTGACTTGGAACAGACGATTTAGAAAACACAGAACTAGTTTAGCATTAATATTAGAAAAGAACAACTTAATTGAACGATCACTTATGAGTTTTGCTAAAATAGATGGTGAAATGCAACACCACACAGTAAATGAGGAGATAAACAATCAACGTAATGGTAACCACATACGATTATATGATTGTTTAGACCTTGACATACCAGAAGAAGTAGCACAAAGATTTATTGATCGTTGCCCATTAGAAATTGATGGAGAAAAAGATATTAATAAAATGTGCGAAGACTATGGGTACACAAAGACTTATTATCAACAATCATTGATATCTTTGATTACAGAAACAAACTTTAATGTAGATGAATGTACGTTAACAGAAAAATCATTTAAACCTATGTATAATAAACATCCTTTTATTATAATAGGTGTAGCAGGTTCTGTACAAGGGCTAAGAGATTTAGGCTTTAAAACATTTAGTGAGTTTTGGAATGAAGAATATGATACGATTGAAGAACCAAGTAAACGATTTATTGCTATAGAAAAAGTATTACAAGAAATTGCATCTTGGACACCAGATCAAATTTTAGATTTTAAACGTAGAGTCAAACCTATCATAGAACATAATTATCAAATGTTTAAAGATCCTGGATCTATTGCAGTAGTAAATAACATATATGAACACATAACCAATAACTTTAACCAAGACTACACCCATTGGTGTACTACAGACAGGAGATGTCATTTTGAATAAAACAATATTAGTATGTGGAGCAGGTGGATTCATCGGCACACATTTAGTCAACGACCTAAAAGCACAAGGTCACACAGTCATAGGTGTTGATCTTAAGTTTCCTTTATATGAAGACACAAGAGCAAATGATTTTTATAAACAAGATTTACGTCAAGCAGAAATGGTTGATTTTATTTTTTCGCAACATGAGTTTGATGAAGTGTATCAATTGGCAGCAGACATGGGAGGCGCAGGTTATATATTTGTAGGTGAAAACGATGCAGATATTATGCATAACTCTGCTACAATTAATTTAAATGTATTAGAGTCTGCTCGTAAATACAATGTTAAAAAGATATTTTATAGTTCAAGTGCATGTATGTACCCTGAACACAATCAACTAGACCCTGACAATCCTGATCTAGCAGAACATACAGCATATCCAGCAAACCCAGATTCAGATTATGGTTGGGAAAAATTATTTTCAGAAAGGCTTTACTTAGCATACGGAAGATGTTATAATATGAATGTGAAAATTGCAAGATTTCACAACATCTTTGGCCCTCAAGGTTCTTGGAACAACGGGAAAGAAAAAGCGCCGGCTGCCTTATGCCGAAAAGTTGCTATGGTTGATAACGATGGCGTTATCGAAGTATGGGGCCCGGGCAATCAAACACGTTCATTTTTGTTTATTGACGAATGTGTCGAAGGTATACAACGCATCATGGAAAGTGACCTCACAGAGCCTGTGAACTTGGGTAGTACACGTAAAATATCTATTAATGAATTAGTACACCTCATCGCAGAGATATCAAACAAAAGAGTTACAATTAAAAATATCGATGGACCCCGAGGTGTTATGGGTCGCACATCTGATAACAATTTAATTAAAGAAACAATTGGTTGGGCGCCAGATGAAGACTTAGAAACTGGAATTGAAAAGACTTATAACTGGATTTGCGGACAAATTGAATCCGGTGTAGAAGATGTCTAAATGGTGTTTATTAGACCATCGTAATACTTCAGCAGTTGACGTTCAAGGTCATGAATATACAAAGTGGCAAAGAAGGCAACAAGTTAAAGATTATCTTAATAAAATAATTGAACAACATGATCCTGCAGGATTTATCATAGCCAGTGGCAGTGAATCAGACATTAAATGTATATATGGTATTGCAATATCTGAATTAGAAGAATGGTGTAACAAAACAGGAAAAAAAATCTATGCATTTACATCATGTAAACAATACCAATATGATTATCCTGATTATGTAGTACCAATAGTATGTTCAACTTATGACATAATTAATTATCACACCGTTCTTGCTTATTTTTGTCCCTTACAAGAAGACAAAACTTTAACACCGATTGGTGATGACTACTCGCCTGATCTTTTATTTACATGTTATAACAACAGACCGGATCATTATAGAAGTTATACTGTTAATAAATTATTCGGTGAAAGTCTACAAGATTTAGGTATAATTACGTATCGTCACTTTACAGTTGAATATCCAAAACAGCCGGACTGGCAACCAGAACATTGGGAAGAAATTGGAAATGTGCCTTATCTTATGCCTTTAAAAGATCCACATCCAGCAGAACACGATTTTAAATTAAATTCTGGCTGGCAGTTTCGGCCAAATTCATTGCCCCATAGTTACCACAGAGGTGTTATTGATATTGTAACAGAAAGTATAATAGAAGAAGGTGAATTCTATTTGTCAGAAAAAACATGTAAACCTTTGTTCGCACACAAACCATTTTTAGTTGTTGGCGCCCCTGGCTATCATCGATGGTTAGAAAAAGAAAAGGGTATAGAACTTTATGATGAAATATTTGATTATGGTTTTGATGATTGGCCTGATTATAGACAACGCATTAATGCTATTGTAAATAACATAAAACATTTGTCAGAAATATATAAATCACCTGATGATTATAAACGATTGTGGGAAAGTGTAAAAGCAAAAACACAACGTAATCTTTTTAGGTATATGGCAACTGTGCGAAGCGGTATAACTACAGAATCCATTATGCATCACATTGGAATAAATTCACCCGATCCTCTTGAATATAAATTAGAAAAGTTAGACAATGTTTTAACTCCTGATCATATGGATAATACAGGTAGTGAACTTCATTGGGTGTTAGATTTTTTTAGAGAAGTAGTCATACATTATAGAAATGACTCATCTTATGTCGGCGGTGATTTGTGGGACCGCTACCAAAATTACTTTTCTGTTGATGAAAGTTTAGAACAGATATGGGGAAGTAATAATGAAACATAGAAGTCTCTTACTGCTAAACGGGCTTGGATAAGAGGGTTTGGTAGATAGTTAAAAGGTTTGTGCAAACCCATCATAGAATAAATAGATGTTAGAACACATTAATTAATGGAGATTATTATGAGTTTTTGGAAAAAAGTAAAATCATTCTTTACTCTTGGCCCAGCACCAGTAGAAGAAGACTGGGTCGTTGTTAGAAATAGAGATGCAAAAGGTAAATATAAAGGTGATGATAAGTCAACACCTAACGTTGATGAAGCATACGTAAAAGTTAAGAAAAGTGCTAAGGGTAAGTTTAAAGACACTGATCCTAAAACACCTGGTGTGCAAAACTCTTCGGTTAAAAAAACTGTTACCAAAAAGAAAAAAGCGCCTCGTAAGACTGCTAAAAAGTGAAGTAATAGTGCATGAAACAAAAGTATATAATTGGCTTAGGCTGTAGTTGGACTCAAGGAGAAGGTGGATATCCAAAAGAAGTTGTAGACGCACACGGTGGGTATACGCAACTTAGACCCGGACAAAAAGGACAACCTGACACGGATTATTACTTACGTGAACATGAATTAGAAAACAGTTGGGTTAATCAATTAACAAAATATCATTTTCCTGAATATAAATCTATAAATTTAGGAATCAAGGGTATTGGAAATACAGCCGCCGTTAATCAATTACACTTTGCTAATAATTATGATTTTAATGATTCTGAAGGTATTGTAATTATGATGCTAACTGGATTTGAAAGATTTGATGTCTTTCAAACAAGACCAATGGATCATTGGGGATTTAAAGAACCAGATGGATACAACAAAGGTCATTTTAAACATGAAAAGTGGCGCACTGCTTGGCCTATGGAATCAGATCAAGGAGATTATAAATTTTGGAATTGTTATGCACGTGAATTATGGAGTGAACAATTTGTAGCATGTATGACAATGACAGCACTATTAAATTTACAATCATGGGCTAAAGCACATAATTTTAAAATTATTTTAGCCAATGCATTTAATCAACGTATGCATGATTCTAAAAATTGGCATGACGGTATACAGAATTGGTTAATAGAATATGCAGGGCCGTTAGTATCACAATTTGATTGGTCTTGTTATCTGCACAATGATGCAGATGTAGAGTACGTTGCGTTTATGGAAAAATTAGTAGACTTAGATGGTTTGATTTCCAAACCAGCAAGTATACATTGGGGAGGATTTAATGAAATATATAATCCAAGAAACCTAAGTACACATTCAGAGTATCTTACTAATGATGACGGAGCACATCCTACTATTAAAGGTTACAGAGTTATTGCTGACGAGTTAGCAAAATTTATTAACAAACGAGGTTACATTGAAAAAAGTCAGTTTTGTAAACCCTAACTTTCAACAAGGACCCAAAGAGTATAATGCATATTATTTGCCATACTCACCGGGCATTGTTTGGAGTTATGTGAATCAATTTGATTCTATCAACCAGCATTATGAGTTGGGTGAGTTTATATGGCGCAGAGATCCTATCGAAGAAGCAATTAAAACATTAGCCGATAGTGATGTCGTAGGATTTTCTACATACATTTGGAATCGTGCATATAATCACGTACTTGGTAGAGAATTAAAATTATCAAATCCAGACATCTTTATTTTTGCAGGTGGTCCTGAACCCCCGGTTACTGACCCAGAGTTCTTTGAAAAGTTTCCCTATATAGATGTTGTCGTAGTACAAGAGGGAGAACGTTCAGCAAAAGCAATCTTAGAAGAATTAAAAAACGATAAGCCAGACTTTACACATATACCGGGTTTACTTATTAATGTAGATGGTAAAACTGTTAGAACAGGAGAACCAGAACGTATCAATGAATTAGATGAAATACCAAGTCCATATTTAACAGATGTATTTAAAGATTTGATGGCAAAACATCCAGAAGTCAGATGGAATGTCACACTTGAAACAAATAGAGGTTGTCCTTATCAATGTACATTTTGCGATTGGGGCAGTTTAACATATAACAAAGTTAAAAAGTTTTGTCTTAACAGAGTATATGATGAATTAGAATGGGTCGGCAAAAACGGTTGTGACTTTATTTCGTTAGCAGATGCAAATTTTGGTATG